GAATCTGATTCCTCAGCTTCTTTCACTCCGTTAAGGTATTCTACCATTTCAGCATATAACCTTTTGTTATCTACATAGTGTTCTGATTTTGCTCTAGGCATTAGTGTATAGTAGTATTAGCAGTATCTTGTTCTTCTATAAATTCATCATAGTCATCTCGATGTGCTAACGCTTTCTCTCCAAGTTGTCTCACAAGGTCTTCTAGTTTAGAAGGACCTTTGAAGTTAATTATTTCACCCTTATCTCTTGTAAAGTTAAGGTAATGTTGAATTGTATTATCCTCTATTCCGAACTTTAAGGCAACAATATTCTTGCGTTCAAGTACAATTTCATTCTCTTCTGTAAACATTAGCCAATGTGAAACAGACAATACTGGACCTAAAGCAGTATTTGTTTTATGTACTAATACAGGATTAATTAATTTTATATGTAAAGGATTGGATTGTTTTTCGACCTGAGATATAAGTTCCTCACCTGAGATTAATTTTATTGTTGCTATATGGTCTTTCATTCTTTTAGTGCTACCTTATATATCTTATACTTAAACTTTTCTTCGTTATACATTTTTATTCTTTCAGCAAAATGTTGAAGAGTGAAGTTTAGTTTAGATTTCCATTGAAGATTATCTGCAACATCAAAAAGAGTTGCGCTCTCTTTGTTGTCTCCTTTTCTCAATCCTCTACCTATACTTTGTAAAACTCTTATTCTTGATTTACTTGGAGAAGAGAATATTATATTATGTAATCTCTTTATGTTAACTCCAGTACTGAATGTTCCAAAACTTGCAACAATAATAGCATTGTCATGTTGTTCTACCAATGCTCTTATCTCTTCTCTTGCATCACCATCCACTTCACCAGATACAAAAAATACTGGTCGGTCTTTTTCAACAGACTGATCAATAGCATTTTTTATTTCTAGGAATAAAGGTTTACCATGCTTCTCAACAAATTGATATAACAATAATGTATTACCTTGTAGACTTATAGATAAATTTTTTAAGAATCTATTTCTAGCTTCATTCCTTACTAAAAAATCTACTTCGTCTTGGTATTTATCTTTCGCATGTATCTTCTTTATTTCATCTGGGTATTGTAGCTCTAAACATTTGACATTAAATTCTGCTAAAGTACCTTTATTAATTAGTTCTTCAGTAGTAGTTACTTTTTCAACTGCACCAAACAATCCTTCAAGTACTAATTTATGTGTTGTAGTTCCATCTAATGTTCCTGTAAAACCAAATTTATATTTTGAACCAATGGTCTTAGTCATAATTGATGTTAAACTTTTACTCTTAAATAGATGAGCTTCATCACCAATAATAATATCAAACTTTTCAAACCATTTCTTTGGCATCTTATGTATAGATTGCCATGTACTAATTGTTAATGAATGTTCAGAATCTTTATCTACGCCAGCAGTAATCATATGTGGCTCACCCACCATTCCATATGACTTAAAGTCTCCAGCCATTTGTTGAACTAAAGATATAGTTGGAACAATGATAAGTGCATTGGAGTCTTCTCCTTTTTGAAAATAATGTTTTTTCTGTAAGAATGTTACTATAAGATATATGATAAGAGACTTACCACTTGCTGTTGGAGATAACATTAATGCTCTTCTCTTCTTTATAGCATGAGCAAAAGCATCCAATTGATAATCTCTTACTTCAAAAGGTAAGCTCAATCCTTTTATAAATTCTTTTGCTTCTGATAAACTAAACTCATCATCTGCATATGCAGGATCTATTTCTAAGTTATAATCTCTTTCATCACAAAACTTTTGAACATGATGTAATAAACCTGAATAGATTCTTTTTGTTTGTGCATTGAATAATCTTATCTTACCATCCCAAAATTTATTTCTGACGGCAGGCATGAATTGCATACCAGGAACAGTAAATGTAAAGTAATCTTGTAGTTCCCAACAAGAACCACCATCACAATCTATAGTCATGTAAACTTCGTTTACTTTTTTAATTGTTAATGTTTCCATTAGATACCAACTTTAAACTTCTCCCATTGGATTGCTGCGTTGATGTTGAAACCTCTATTGTTTAAAGACTTAATTATTGCTTCTAGGAAATCAACTTTCTCTTTTTGATATGCTACCTTTAGGTTGTTATCAATCCAGTTTTGATTTGCGTCTATATGAATACCTAAGTCTGCTTTTAGTATTCTTTGATTTACTTGATCCCATCCTCTTTCTTTTAACTCTTCATAGTCAAAGTTGCCTTGATAGTATTCCCATAAATCTTTCCATAGTTGTTTTGATTCTTGTTCCATCTTCTTAAGTATTAATCTTTCTGTTGAAAAGATTTTAAAATACTTAGAATGTAATTGTGGAATTCTGCTAGCCTCTGTTGCTAGCTCTGTTCTATCGACAGGAGCATCTTTACTCCATAATGTTTGTATTTCTTCTAGTGTCATACCTTTTCTCAAAATATAGTCTTACAGTTGCTTTTCTCCAAACAGCAACAACAAAGAGTGTTGCCGTACTGGCTATTGTAATCTGTAACGCATTAAAAGACAACAGTTCTAGGCAAATATATACAATAATAAAGTTCAAAGGAAACATTATCAATGTTCCTAAAAACGTATCGACTATCGCTTCCTTGAGCGCTCTTCTTTTTCTTTGATTCAATTAATTATGTAATTTTAAAACTTCTATATCTAAATGTTGCTGTACACTCAATGTAATCAATATCTGCTGCCTGAGTAGTAAATGGCAGGTCTGATAGTGAGGCAGGATATACGTCAATGAATTGTATTTCCTTGTTTGGATTCATGGCACTATTTAATAATGTTAATGTAGCATCACTGAATACTCTTTCATCACTTCCAGGTGATTGTTCATTGGTCCAAGCAGTACTCTTCTCAAAATCTTCTACTCTTGTAAATGATAGGATCCAATTATATAATTCATTATAGTTATTCAAATCTTCATCAACTCTAAATGTAACAACAAGATCACCATATGTTACTAGGTCTCCTGGATATTTTATTCTGTTACTGAGAGGTGTAGCTATTTCTAATTGACCTATGTCAACAGAAGGAAGTGCTACATTCTGTATAAAATAATTTACATTAGGTAATTTTTTGATGACAAACTTAGCACCTACTTGAGATAAAAAGTTTGTATTGTTTGGTTGAATTGCCATATTGGTATTTATCTTCCTTTATTACGTGTTATATAATTTGGCCTGCCTGATAAGACTCGAACTTATAACCTACAGCTTAGAAGGCTGTTGCTCTATCCAATTGAGCTACAGGCAGGTTATTCGTTATTTGCTGTTTACAAAATCGTTAAACTGTTTTGCAACATTGATAACATCTTGAGCAGTCATTGGAGTCATTAACTCCGATGGATATTCCGGCCAAGGAACATCTTTCTGTTCTTGTGCTCTACAAACCATATTGTGATATTTGTCTGTGATTGCGTGTCTGTTATCTTGCAATAACCCCTGAGCTTGCGAAAGCAAGTCGGCTCTTATTTCATAGCCTGATTTCTTATCTGACATATTTCCTCCTGTGTGTATGTGTCAATGTAGTATTATACTACACAGGTATTTATAAGTCAACACTGACACTATCAGTATCCGTTGTTCGCTTGGGCCTTCCACACTACTTACCTTGGCTGACAGCGCGAAGCTCGGCCAGTGTTGATTAAGCTGCTCTGTGTTCTTGTTGAAGTTGTACTATATCCTTCAATAGATTTTTTCCTTCTTCAGAAAAGTTATCTATACCTAAAGTCCAAATGTAGTACTCAGGATCGTACTCTGCTTCTTCTTCATCTTGAATCATCCACCAAAGAGCTTGCATTCTATTTTCTGCACCTAGCTCTTGTTGAACCCAGAAAAGTTTTTCTTCAAACTCTTCATACTTTTCTTTCATCTCAGCTTTTTCAAGCTCATACTGCTCGTTAGCATACTTATTGAGCTCATCAAGATCAACTCTAAGCTGCTCGACAGTTCTATTGTTATAGAAGTCGCCTCTAGGTCTCATGCCATAAGCACGCTTGTA